TTGAGCAATTTCACGAATGATGATGGCGAACGATGCTTCATAGTTAGGCACATCGTCCCATGTTGCGTACATCTTAGCTATACGCTTAAGCATCGATATGAACCCTACGTATTGGTTGAACTTATGCGTATAACATTTGCCGAATGAATTAAACGGACAGTCAAGGCAATTGCTATCAGCTGCATTAAAGAACGACCTCATGTTACGTTCGTCATTGTTAGCTATCATCTCGAATTGTTTGCGACTAAACGTGTACGTCTGTACAATCGGTCGCTTACTGTTGGCTTCAATCTTATCGTTTGAAGTAACCCCCAGGCGTATAACCTGGAGGGTGTCGTCTATCTTAAATATCATATGCTATTGATTTCTTTAATACTAATGTTGTGACATCCTATAGTCACATACTTATCTGTTACTGAATTAACTCTGTATCCTAATACCTCACGACCTAAATTAGGTAGCATTGATTTGTATCTACGGTACACATCAATAGGTAGCTTGATACCTCGCGATGTAGTAACCGTCTCGCCGTCGCTACGTAGGTACGTATCCTTGTTGTGACCTTTCAGCCATAGGTCATTGGTCTCGAAGTTACGCCACTTAGCTAATCGTTCTGCATTCTCTTTCTTATCCGCATCAGCCTTAGCTTTGTTGATAGCTTTCAACTCGTCAGCCTTTACTCCGAAGTCCATCGTTGCATAGTGCGACAGTCTGTTATCTTTACCGAAGTAGTCACAATAGTCTTGTGCTTGTGCTACTAATCTTAGTATTTCATTGACATACGTAGCAGGTTTCTTTGCTCGTGACATCTTATCCAATTGCGTATTGATATCAACGTCCCATTGGTTCATGCTACTTTCATTGTATTGAATGCTTGGGTCAGAGCATCGTATAATCTTTGCCCCAGTTGGTATCGACCACAATACTTTACCTATATGTTTACTCGTAGTATTACTGTATCCGCGTGTAGTTAATAGATACACATTATCGTCCATTCTAACTGCTATCGGGAAATGATATCCGTAACTATAGATTGTTCTACCATTAAAGAAGAAACTATTTTGAGGATTACGACCTTCTTCTTGTGTGCCATGCGCCCATACGTGTGGCAATTCGTTGTTTGAGAATACTTTTTTCATATCTGTTCTAATTTATATACATTAATACTTGCATGCATTGAGTACAATTGCATCTTGCCTTGCTTCCATTGTTCAATTTCCTTTTCGTTTGCTTCGCAACAGTCTTCGTCTACCGTCCAGGAGTACCATCGATTTCCGTCATCTTCAAGTAAGAAGTTGACATCGTATGACAAACCTACTTGCCCAAAGTGTTGTTGCAATGCCGATTCAATAGCATCATGTTCTGATTCGTGCGACCAGTGACTAACAAGTTTGCCTTCGCCTCCGTTGTAGTCGTCTTCGTATACATCGAAGTATGTTTTGATTAAGTAGCTCATATTCTTTGCGTGTGGTATTTGCACCCATTTAGATTAAACACTCTATTCATTCTCTTCACTCTTTGACACTTCTTGTAGTGTCGCTTGTAATTGTAGCCACTCGGTGGCGTTGCCATTGATACGTTCGCGATCAATAACATTAATACTAAAATTGATTTCATTTGATTTGATTTTAATGGGGTGACCCTATTGCCACCCCTTGTTAACAATTAAAACTTCTTTGTTATCTATAAATTCCACTTAATACGAATGCGGCAAGTGCTACGACCGCCACAATAATCATTTCAATACGTTCTCTTTTCATCTTATTTAATTTTAAAAATTATTAATAATAATACTATAACCGCCATAGTATATGCGTAAAGTACGCCAATTGATGCCTGTCTTTTCATCTTAGTTTGATTGAAATTATTGATACTATTGCACCCAACATACTTAGTGCAAATAACCCCGCGTAAATACGACCTAAATTAACGCTACTCGTTAACATTACTAATAAGCATAACATTGCTAATAGTAAGAAAATTAATGTGATTGTTCTCATCTTTGTTTGTTTAATTAGTTAGCAAGTACGTAACGATTCGAACGTTATTTCAATACCATATTTTCGTACTTGTTTGCATACCACGTTAAACTGTATGCCCTCTTTTTATTCCGTTACATTGCTCACCCTTTGAATGTACGTTTTGACAATTGCCATTTGAGAATGTACAATATGCCCTACCTTCGGAGAGTCTTTATACTTACTCCAGTAGACTGCGTGTGACTAACCGCGTTAATTTATAGTCTTATCAATACGTCAAAGAATGTGCCTATACAAAAACGTTCTATCCAGGAGCAACGTTTTTAAGCCTTGAAAAAACTTTGTTTTTATTTACAATTCACTAGGTGCAACCGTATAAAAAAACTATTTAATCAATTTTTTGTTAATTTTTAAGCTTGCAACAAAATAATATCAAGCAATTTGTAAATAGGTGCGGAATCGAACCGCACTTTATACCGTACTATTTATTTAATATTCTTGCAACCGCTTGCAAAGTAGCGTAACGGTTATAAGTACCGCTTTTTTTGTTCGGCTTACATTCTTCATTTAGAAGTGAATAGGTATCTTTATCTTTTTTACATTTAACCAGGAAATTTATAAATTCCTTATTGGTATCTTCCTTTTCAGCATTTGCCAAAATTGTACTAATGCAACCTCCTAATGTGCACATTTTATTTTTTACCTGGTTGTTAACTTCCTTAACTTGTTGTTGTGTTACTTTTTTCATTTTGTTTGTTTTAATTGTTAAAAATGTTTGTTTGTTAATACATTACAAAGATACGTATTGTTTTTACTTGTGCAAACTTTATTTAAACTTTTTTAAACTTTTGATATAAAATTAAGTGTTTATACTTAGATCGAAGTAAGTACCTGTATATAGAAGTAAAGTGTAATGTATTGATATTCAGATAGTTAGTGAATTGATATTATTTTTTGTAAAGTTTTTTATTTTCGGGTGAATTGGTGAAGTAATAACCGCACGAAGTGACACAAGGCAAAAAAAGAAACGTTTTATAATTTGGTGCAAAGTAATTGAATGTAACATGATCATGTTAAATAGAATAGAATAGAATAGAATAGAATTAAACTTTAAATACTGGATGCGGTTAAATTACTAACAGTATAAAATTAAATAACGTCACGTAACAAAATAATATTTATACCAACAAAAGAAACGCGAACTAATTAAATACTATTTAATATAATTTAATATCATATCATATCATCATGCCAACATAAAAAGCCAAAAGTTTTGAAGTAATTTTCCAAAACGTAACACCCCCCATCGAAAATGAAATGACTTTCCGTTGAGGGTCGGTTGCGTCAAATGGGGGGATTATACCGAACTCCAACACACAAAACCATCAAAATAGTGCTGACATTCACGAAATAGTGCTGCGTTTTCTTTAGATTTTGATGAGACAGCATTCTATAACTATCTATATTACAGTACTTTATACTACTTTAGTGTTAAGATGTTAAGAAATAAGTATAAATACAACTATATAAAAAAAGAGTATATATATATTTATATATAGAGAGATATAGAGAAATTTTCCAACATTCCAACACTAAATTCGCTCAATTCCGCGTCACTGCTACAAACTTAACAGCACATTCCATTAAAATCTAAAGAAATGTTAGCATTTTCCAACATTTAGGTATATATTTGCGACATGAATGTATTAGAGAAGTTTAGTAAGGTAAGTGAAAACATATTTGTGAGTAGCTACGGTCGGGTTGTGAAGGCGGATGGAGAACCGAACACAACGGAGTGGAGGATAAGGTACGAACTAGCGACGACGATCGAAGGATCATTCGTCTATGTTTGGATTAAGGGGACGCGACTTCCGTTGCACAAGTTGGTTGCTGGTCACTTTATGGATGAGCCGAGTGGTAAGTGGTATGTGAATCACCTGGACGGTGAGGCGCGTAATAATTTTGTAGGGAACTTGACATTCGGTAAGACGAAAAGGTACCCAATGTTCCATGACGTACCGACTTACCATGGCGGAAGGGTGTACAAGGTGGTAAATAATAGGATATTTAGGACGCTTGAGTACGTGAAGCGAAGTGACGCTGCTAGAATAGTCAATGAATTGGAGCTTGGAAATAAAAATATTACACTAAAACTTGCAAAATAAAATAAAAAGCAATAAATTTGTACTATAATTGAATGCGTAGTGGCGGAAGGTTAGGGATGTCCCTGACGTGGTAGACGCGAAAAAACTGTAATGAGGTATATCCGAACCTCACGTTAAACAAAAAAGGTTTAAGCGCAGAAGTGTGGAAGCGGTGCGGGTTCGAGTCCCGTCTACGCATCTAAATAAATAAAAACAAATACAAATGGAAAGTACATTTTATGACAGACTTCTTATTGAAGCGCAAGAATTAGCAACAAAAACAAACGCATTAAACGATTTTATGCGCACACAGGCTTTTGTTGATTTAGATCGAGAGAATAAAGATTTACTTTATCGCCAATCAAGACTAATGAATGAGTATTTACAAATTTTAGGTCAAAGATTAGAGATTTTAGGTGATAAATTCTCATTTAAAAATAAATAGTTGACGGCTCGGAAAGACGAGCAACATGGGGTAGTGGCGGAATTGGTGAGACGCAAACTAAAGGTGTTATTACCTACCCAAAAAGGAATCTGCAGGTTCGAATCCTGTCTGCCCCACTAATAAAACAAAATTATGAAAATTAGAATCGAAACATTATTTGACTCATCAAGAGAATGGGCGGTGGTATTGTTACCAATGGTAGCATTTGAAAAAGACGGAAGACATAAAGAGCTTGCTATAGCTTGGTTGTTTTGGGGTGTAACAATAGGAAACATATGAAGTACAGAAAGAAACCCGTAATTATTGATGCAGAACAATGGTTTAAAAATGGAGATGTTACCGAAGCGAATACACACCCAATTGATTCTGACACCGAATGGGTATGTCAACAATGTGGAAACAAGGCATCCAAACACAATAACTGCCCAACACTAGAAGGTTGGCATATTGTATGTCCTGGCGACTACATAATCAAAGGAGTTAAAGGTGAATTTTACCCGTGCAAACCAGACATATTTGAATTGACTTACGAAAAAGTATGACACAACAAGAACTACGCGAATTGTTGAGAAGTTACTTAAGGAGAAACTACTTGACACCATACAAATTCGCGAAAATAGCAGATATACCACAGGACTGTGTGTATAAGTTCCTCAAGGGACGCGACATGAGATTACACAACATTAAAAAACTAGAAGAATGCAAGCTTACGTAACGTTATTATCAGCAATGCAAGTGGTGTTAAACTGCGCGCTTGAATTGGAAGGAACCCCCTACATGCAGGGTAAGGTGAAGCAAAAGGTCAACGAGGCGATTAACGTGATGAACTTGAAGAACGCTAAGAACCGTGACAAGCTTTGGAAGATTGACGACAAGATCGCAGCTGACATGATGATGGCTATCCACACGATCGGTGAGAACATTGCTAAATGTGACGCAACTGCACTGTCGAACATAACAGCCATCACGCGCCAGGGAGTGGACTTCAGTAAGTTCAAGTTGGTTGAGATATGAACCACATGCCGATCATACTACTGATGATAAAAGAAGTTCAAGACTACATCAGAGAAAAGAAAGGAGTGGACGTTCGTATAGATGTGCCACAAATATTAATGTCAGAGGACCAATTAAATAAACTAATAGACGCTTATAATCATGCCAGACATCAGTAAATGTTCAAATGAAGACTGTAAAAAGAAGTGGTTTTGCTTCAGATATACAGCAGCTCCGTCAATGAGACAGAGTTACTCAGCATTCGATCACAACGATTGCAACTACCAGATTAAACACGACTGCATCCACTGCGGTGGACGATCGACACACAAGATGTCGTGCCCAACAGTCAAACAAATGTTGATGTTATGAAAGCAACAATTGAATTTAACTTACCTGAAGAAGACTACGAGTTCAAGAGAGCAGTGAAGGCACTCGACATGGCTTGTGTTTTGTGGGACATAATGAACCACGTTAGAAAGAACGACTTGGATCAGGAGAAGTTCTACGACATAATGACCGATCACAACGTAGATTTAGAAGACTTAATATGCTAACTGTCGCAAAAACATACTATATTTGCGACAAAATAAATTAAAATATGAATAAAGTAATACACAGAGACACTGAAGCTAGAGCTCAGTTGATTGAAGGGATAAGACTTTTCTCGGATGCAGTGAAGTCAACACTAGGTCCATCAGGACGAACAGTAATCTTGCAAGGTCCAAATTATATTTCTGGGCATCATATCACCAAGGATGGAGTTACGGTGGCGAGATCAATCCGATTTGAGAACAAAATACACGACACTGCCGCACTTATGTTGCGCCAGGCAAGTGAAAGAACAGCATCGGCTGCAGGTGACGGAACAACTACATCTGTGGTATTAGCTGAAGCGTTCATCAATGCATTTGAAAAACACTACAAGCCAGAACACGGATCCGTTATAGACGTTCTAAGAGACGTAAATGAACTGTGTAATGAATTAGTCCGCAAGCTTGACGATATGTCGGTAGAGGTCACAGGAGACATGCTACAACACATTGCAACAATATCTGCGAACAACGACGAGAAGATAGGTAAACTAATCTCAGATGTATTCGCTGAAGTTGACGTTGTGACGGTAGAAGACTCGAAGGGTGACGAACTTTACTCGGAGATCGTAACGGGACTTAAGTTGGACCGTGGTTACGCGTCGCGTTACTTCATCACAGACCAAAAGAAACAGGAATGTGTTCTAGACAACCCATACATTTTGTTGTTTGACTCTAAGATACATGACTTGCATGGAATGGAGCATATTTTGGGAGAAGTTATTAAATCAAACCGAGCATTACTTATCGTTGGAACATTGGAGCCAAACGCGATGAACGCGCTTAACTACAACGTACTTAACGGAAATATTAAAGCTGCTGTGATTGAGCCGCCATCAAACGGATACAGACGCGACGACATCATGCGTGACTTGGCTTATGTGTTGGACGCTCAGTACTATTCTGAAGAAACGGGTGATGACTTACAGATGGTTGTTATGGAAGGTTTAGGTGTAGCTCGAAGAGTCACTATTACTGACCAGATTACTATTATCGAGCCAAGAGACGATGCACAAGAAAGAATTGACTACCGTGTAGCTGACTTAAAGGCTGAGGAGCCAAGTGCAGATATCGATACGCGACTTCAAGCAATCTCTGGTGGATTTGGTATTATCCACGTCGGAGCAGCTAGTGGTGTTGAACAGAAAGAAATCAGAGACAGAGTTGACGATGCAGTAGCTGCTATTCGCGCTGCTAAGGAAGAAGGAATTCTACCAGGCGGAGGAAGCGCTATTATTGAAGCATTCATAGAACTTGACATTGATGCGCGTGACGTTGCTTTCGAAATCGTACACACAGCAGTAGAGACTCCATTGCGTCAGATGTTGTTGAATGATGGACGCGAAGAAGATCAGATTGATCAGATAGTAAACGAGGTCAGCACTGGTGGATTTGGTTATGATGTTAAGAAAAGAAGCTTCTGCGATTTGATTGAAGAAGGTGTAATCGATCCGACTAAAGTAACAAAGAACGCGATACGCAACTCAGTGTCAGTTGCAACAACCATTTTAAGTACTAACTGTATAATTACTGAACACGATGGCAGTACTAAATAGATTTATCTTAGTTGAGGTAGTCAACGAAAGAAAAAGTGCATCAGGATTCGAGATGACGGCATCGACCGTCACTGGTGCACTATACCAACGAGGCATTGTTAAAGACAAGAGCGATGAGGTCACTACAATGAAGGTAGGTGACGAGATATTTTACAATAAATCTTCAGGTCACTTATTGCGACTGCCTGACGGCAGTAATGTATTCGTGATCCAGGAACGCGACGTTGTACTTGTTATGTAATACTATTCATCAGGACTTACAAGAACTGTTCGCTCCTTCAGTTTCTTTTTACGTAGATCGCGGTTCATTTTACGGATCGCGATTGAGTAAATTCTAGCTTTCTGATTTGTCTTGTCGATAAGTCCATTTATTTTGGCTGACTCGCTGATTAGCTGCTCACCATTCAACTTTTTGTATACCGTAGCTACAAGTTGCTTACCAACAGTAGTAAGTTCGTACAGCGGTGTCTTGTGGTCCTTATCTGATCGCCACATTCTAATCCATCCATCCTCAATCATTCTTTCGAGCTTGTATCGATCGAACGGCATAATCATGCTGTAGTCTTTAAACCTAGTCATGGTGAATATATCTTCGCTGTATAGGAAGAATAACATTTCTAGGTGTACAGTCGTGATGTTGTACTTCTTTCTAGCCCAAGCCATTACGATTCTATGATACTTTAGATAATCATTTGCTTTATGTCGTCTGTAGACAACTGGAGTAGATTTGACTATTTTAGTGTTTATCTTTTTTCTCATAATACAAAAATAGTTATCTTTGTGGATATGAAAGCAAAAATGATAAAAGAATATGGAGGTAAGGAGACTTATCCTTCTAAGAAAGCCATGAGAATTCATGAGCAGTCTGAGTCTAAGTCCATGGAGAAAATGGAGAAGCTTGAGAAAAAGAAACGAGGATTCAAACTAAGAGGTCATGGCGCTGGGCAGAACTGCTAAGTACTACAAGGAAAATCCTGAGGCTTACGCAAAGAAACTCGCGTACCAAAAGAAGCTTAATAAAAAGCCGTCTGAGGTAGAGCGAAGAGTAGAGCTTAACAGAGTTAACAGACAGAATCATGCTGCTGGCAAAAGTTCAGTGGGTGATGGTAAGGATGTTTCTCACATGAAGAACGGGAAAACGACTTTAGAGAAAGCAAAGACTAACAGAGCTAGACAAGGTGCAAACGGTAAAACAACAAAGAAATAATGGCAACACAAAAATTACAAGTAAGTAGAGCTGCGGCAGTAACGCCAAGTAATACTGTAGATATTCCATACGTAGGATACCCAAGTGGACCTACATTAGCATGTGTAATTTACACAGGTACAGGTGGTGATATTAAGGTTATGACTGATGGAGGAGATGAAGTATTATTTTCATCTACTAACCCTGGTACATTCTTACCAGTTCAAGTTGTTCGTGTATTTGCTACAGGAACTACGGCTACAAACATTTTAGCTCTTTGGTAAGATGCCATCGATTAACGCTATAGCAATTGCGATACAGACGGATGTTGTATCCAATGTCAGCATAGTCCCAAGTATAATAGCTGCATTCAAGGCGAGAGGCGGAAATTTTGAGGCTGAAGCTTGTTTGAGAGCATTCTTAAATAAAATAGTATGAGTTTATATAGCGAAGCTACGTATATATTGACACCAAATGAATATGCGTCTAGTTCTTTAATTGCCTTAAAGCCAGTTGACGGAAGTGGAGACATGTTTGTCGACAGAAGCTCTTATGCAAATAGAGTAGATTCAAGCGGACTACTTGAATACATGTCCGAGAATGTTCCTAGACTTGATTATAGTAACGGAGGTTGTCCTAGCATATTAGTTGAAACACAGAGAACGAATTTGGTAACTTATTCGAATGATTTCAGTAATGCTGCTTGGACAAAAATAACAACAACAATAACTCCTAATTACGCAATAAGTCCTGATGGAAATACAAATGCATCAAGGGTTCAGTTTAATGCGCCAAACTCACAACTTTACCAGCCTGTTGGTGTTCAACCTTCATCAGTAGCTTCCTTTTATGTTAAAGGAATTGCAGGTGAAACAATTGCTATTTATAACTCATTCAATGGCGGTGGTCTATATGAATTAAGAACTTTGACAGGACAGTGGCAAAGAATATCAGTCGCATCTGTTGGAACTATTAGTAGTTTTATAGCAATAAGTAATTTTTTTGGAGCAACTGCTACTGATGTATTAGTTTATTGTGGTCAGTTCGAACTTGGAAGTTACGCTACTTCTTGCATCCCAACTGAATCAGCAACAGTAACTCGAGTTTTTGACTCAATGACTAAGACTGACATATATAACTTAGTTGGAGTTAACCAAGGAACTTTATTTGCTGAATATAAAGCATCAGTTGAAGGCGAGGTTGCTAAGACAATATCATTATACAATACAAATTCCCCAAATCAAACAGTATACTTAAATATAAGTGCTACGCCTGGTAGAATTCAAGGTACTTTATGGAACGGATCAACTTCATATACTAGCTTTGTAACACCTGTTGTTCAAACAGATATGAATAAAATAGCTTTGATATGGGGAGGTGGTACAATGCAACTATTTGTAAATAACGTAGCAGGCAATATAGTATCCACTACTGGGACATTTGATGGATTCAATAGATTAGCTCTTAATTACTTTAATGGACTTTTCTTACCAACTGGGTTCGTAAATTCATTAATGGTATGGGATAGACCTTTAACAATATCAGAAATAGCGCAACTATGATTTATAAATTGAAGTATACAAGCGAAGCAGAAGCAATCTCTGACTTGCTAGATAAAAAGGTATTGATTAAATCAACTGACTTAGACGGAAATGAAGTTAATTCGTATCCACCTTATACAAAAGCAGTTGTTTACATTGGTCAAATAGTAGACACTCCAGCTGTAGTTGAGAACTTTGAAATAATCACTCCAGCTACATATATCGATGGTTATCACGTTGACGTGATGACAGATATAGAAATTAAATTTGATAACGAAATATTTCCAAATAATCCGAAACACTTATTCGCATGATAGAGCTTAGACCTGCCAAGTATCTTCTAGGTAGGCTAGCTCCAATGGATAACAACGATAAAATTCCGCAGTTTAACCTTGGGGCTGGTACTTACAATTCAACAGTATTCCTCCGAGGAGATGGAGTATGGGCTGATCCATTGGCGGCAGGATTCGTTCCTACGTCACGTACACTTACAATTAACGGTGTCACTTATGATTTAAGTGCTAACCGAACTTGGACAATTGACAAAGCTTCAGTTGGATTAGGTAACGTTGACAACACAAGTGATGCAAATAAACCGATTAGTACTGCTACACAGACAGCACTTAACTTAAAGGAAGACAAAGCAAACAAAGGTATTCCAAATGGTTACGCTAGCTTGGCTGGTGACGGTAAAGTACCAAGCACACAGTTACCAAGTTACGTTGATGACGTAATAGAGGTTGCTAACTATGCTGCGTTACCTGCAATAGGTGAGACAGGTGTAATTTATATTACATTAGACAACAACAATGTATATCGTTGGTCTGGCTCTGTTTACGTTCAGATATCTCAGCCGAATGCTGTATGGGGATCAATCACAGGAACTTTAAGTAGCCAAGTTGATTTACAGTCAGCGCTTAACGCGAAGCAGGATGATATAACTTTAACTACTACAGGAACTTCAGGTGCTGCTACATTAATTGGATCAACTCTTAATATTCCTCGTTACGATAGTTCATTGATAGGATACGTTCCTTATGTTGGAGCGGTTTCGGATTTGAATTTAGGAGTTCATCGAATATTAGCGCAACGCGGATATTTTGAAAATAACGGATCAAATGACACGTTAAATGTAATTCATTCAAGCGGAAGCGGTTATGGTATAAATGTTTCAAAGGGAGGTTCTGGTGAAGCGTTAAGAGTAAACAAAACTAGCGGAAGTGGAAATGCGGCATCAATTTTAGGCGGAGTTACTTTAATTGATGAGCTTCATTTAAATACTGATTTATCGGATTCTTACATTGCAAGCGCCTCTAATTGGAACTCGGCTTTTAACGATAAAATTAATAGTGCTTCAGTTACTGGAACTACTACAAAAACGCTTACACTTAATCAGCAGGATGGTGGCACTATTACTGCTAGCTGGACTGATGATAACACAGATGCTGTTAGTTCAGTATTCGGAAGAACAGGAGCTGTTGTAGCTGTAAGCGGAGACTACAACACAAGTCAAGTAACTGAGAGTACAAATCTATATTATACAGAGGCTAGAGTAAATGCAAACGCTAACGTTGCTGCAAATACCGCTGCTAGACATAATGCTGTCACGTTAGGTACAGCAAACGGATTGAGTCTAAGTACTCAGCAACTTAGCTTGGGATTAGCTAGCGCGAGTACAACTGGAGCGTTAAGTTCTACAGATTGGAACACGTTTAATAACAAACAGAACGCATTAACAAATCCAATCACGGGAACTGGGACAACGAACTATGTTTCAAAGTTTACTTCACCTGGGTCAATTGGAGATTCTTTGATATTTGATAATGGAACTAATGTAGGTATAGGAACAATAAGTCCACAAACAAAACTTGATGTTGTTGGAACACATACTACATCAACATTCCGTGTTTATTATCCAGATTTGAATGTTGCTGGACAAGATTCATCAGTTGATATTTGGGCATCTGAACCAGGATTAACTTATACAGGGTCTGGAATTGGTTCAAATGTAAATGGTCACCCATATTATGGAAGAAGAAACAACGCATTAGGTCAATCATTCATCAGATTTTTTGATTCAAGCATGATGTTTCATACAAGTTCATCAAATGCTGTTTATGATGAACGAATGCGAATCACTTCTGGTGGCAATGTGGGAATCGGAACAACAAATCCAAATCAAAAACTTGAAGTAAATTCAAACATCAGATTAATAACATCTAATTTTTCAGCAAACGGTCAAATTGGAATTTTGGGATTTGGTCCACAAGGATATTCTGGTGTAAATACATCTGAAATTTCATCAACTTTTGAAGGAACGAACTGGTATAATGGTTCAAATCTTATTTTCAAAACATCAGCAAGTGGTGACATTACAATGTATCCATCTATCGAAAGAATGCGAATCACATCTGGTGGTAACGTAGGAATTGGTACCACAAGCCCATCATCTAAGTTACATTTAGCAGGCTCGACAACTTTACTAACAATTACTGATACTACGTATAATAGAACATCAGAAATTGGTTATTTAGATCAAGCTAATTTATATTTTGCAAACGATTCAAACAGCAATACATACATAGGTAGATACAATAATTTATTTTTAGCTTATGGCGGCGGTAACGTAGGAGTCGGCACAGCAACTCCAGGGGCTAAATTAGATGTAAATGGAACAGTACGTTCATCGCAATATTCATTTATAACAAATGTTTATGATGGACGTGGACTTTATGGAGATGACGGAGGAGGTTCAACTATTTTTAGTTTAACAAGACAGCCTTCAAATGAAGTTCGTTTGCAAGGTTATAGCTCGCTTACATTTTTTACAGACGGTTCAACTGGAACTGAGAAAATGCGTATTACTTACGATGGTAAGGTTGGAATTGGAACTACAAGTCCTACACAAAAACTTCATGTTTATGGAAATATTTATTCAGAACAAGGTGGGTTAATTGGATATAGAACGGACGGTGGAACAGGTATTGAAGTTAACGGTGGTGATTTAGGATCTGGATCATACATTGCAAGGTTTAAGAACTATTCAAATGTTGATGAAGTTGTAATAAAAGGAAACGGAAACGTAGGGCTTGGAACATCAAATCCAGCTTGGAAATTTGTTGTTTCAAAAGGTGGCGCAGCTGGACTTGAAATTGATCCAGACACAGGATCACCTGGCAGAATTGGAATATACGCATACAATCGTGCTTCCTCAAGTTATATGCCAATATCATTTGAAGCGAATAATTACAGCTTTGCTGTTGGGTCAGTTGGGATAGGAACAACAACACCATATTCAAAACTTGATATAACAGATTGGACAACATATATTTCAGTAACATCAACAGCAAATTCAGAATCAACAACTGATGGTCAACCATTAGCTGGAATTAATTTCAGAAAACACTACGGAATCGGAATTGGTGCATCAATTAAACAATTACAAGCTGGTGGTTTAAGCAACTATTCACAAGCACATTTGGCATTTTACACAAATGATGCAAGTATTGGCTGGAATGATCCTGTTGAACGTATGCGAATCACTTCTGGTGGCAATGTCGGTATTGGAACAGGAAATCCATTTGGAATTTGGTCTGGTGACAATAGAACATTGCAAATAAATTCTGGAACAAATACATCATCAGAATTAGTTCAATCCAGAACTGGTGCGACAATTTCAAGATTTTTATCTGGAACTTCTGATGAATTTGGTGTTTACACAAATAGTGCGTTAAATTATACAATTTACACAAATGGATCTGAAAGAATTCGAATTGCTGCAAATGGCAATGTCGGAATTGGAACAACAGCACCAGCTGCAAAACTTGATATCAATGCAAACAATGGAATTGCTCAAATAGTTAGGCAAACATACAGCTTTAATGGACCAAATTACGCAATTGGAATTGTTGGCGATGGTGCATCAGCTGGATATATTTCACAAAATCCAGCCGATGGTGGGCTTCAATTAAGTGGTGGGACAACATATTATGGTGCTGGTTTATGGCGAACAGACACAACATCTGGATCAACAATTCAATTAATAAATGGAAACACAATATTTTTGAATAATGGTGGATTATCTGGAAATTATTTTGCAACTGAAAGAATGCGTATTTCATCAGATGGAAATATTGGAATAGGTACAACAGCACCTCATCCATCTGCGATCCTTGATTTGACTTCAACAACACAAGGCTTTTTACCTCCACGAATGGACGACGGAGAGATGACTTCAATATCAAGTCCAGACGAGGGATTAATTATTTGGAATAGAAGTTCTCAATGCTTATTTGTGTTTGATGGTGGAAGTTGGAGAAAAATTGCATACGTATAAAAAAATAGTATATTTGTAAAAAAATTTTATTATGAATCAAGAACAAGCGTATCAAATTATTGAGCAAGCGTTGAACGTTGCTACAACTAAAGGAGTTTACAATTTGCAAGATGCAGCTAATATTTTAGCAGCATTGAACGTGGTAGGTCCGTTATGTATTAAAGAAAAAGAAGATGGTATTTGATTGGATAATTTCTGCAATGGATTGTAAAATCCACGAAGGAGAGATGACTGACGTAGTTCAGACAGTTCATTGGCGTTACAACGCGACTGATGTAGTTGAAGAGAAAACTTATTTTGCAGAAATGTACGGTGCAACTGCTGTAGGTGAGCCTACTCCAGAAAACTTTACAGACTACAATAGTTTAACTAAAGAACAAGTAGTTGGATGGCTAGAAGAAACGTTAGACGTTACTATGATGCAAGAAAACTTAACTAAACAAATTGAGTTACAGATCAACCCAATTGACGTTACGTTACCTCCTCCATTTGCTAATTAATTAGAGATCAATATTTTAACTGAAGCCTCATGTGTTAATTCATATGAGGTTTTTTATTTATCTTTGCGTACATGAAGTTTTACTTATTTATACTTGTCTTAGCAGCAATCAGTTGCACACCTCAGCGTAGATTTACTAGGCTTATTGAGAAGCATCCGTACTTACTTACAACAGATTCAGTTCAATTAGTTGATACTGTTAGAGTTGTAGTTCCTGAAGTTAAGGTAGATACTGTAGTTCAAGTTGACAGACTTCATGATACTATTACGATACAAAAAGATCAACTTACCGTTCGTGTTTGGATGAAGGGCGATAGCGTTTACGTTCAAGGAGAGTCTGATACCGTTATTGTAGATAGAATAATCAATAGAACCATACCTGTAAAATATTACGCTAAACAAGAAAAAGGTTTTGTATGGAAATTCTTCTTAATGGGAGTTTCGATTACATTCTTTTTGTTATTCTTAGTGTACTTAGTTTACAAATATTACCTGAATAAAAGATGAATCAGTACGTGCAATTTGGATTAATTACCGCTGTTGGTATAATTGGATATTTTTTAAAGATGGTCCATAGTGATGTTAGAAAAGCTGTAGAAGATACAGGAAAGCTAAAAGGCAAGATTGAACTTGTTGAGCAAGAAAGTAGATTGAAGTACCAACAGATACTTGAAACAACCCAATTGGAAATACGTAACTTAACAAAAAATATAAGTGACTTAGCAGAAGCTGTTAAAGAGCTTATGATTAAAATGAATAAATGAAGCAAATATTCTGTGACGAAAATGGACAGCTATCTAGTAAAAGGGTAGTTGGAGTACTTGGCTCGCTGTCACTTATGATTGCTTTATTCATAGAAAGAACAGACGCATTAGTTTGGGCTGTAGCGTTTCTAGCAGGAGGCGCGTTAGGTATAACTACTATTGAGAAAATATTCAAAAAATGAGTTTAGTTAATCTTCAAAAAAAGATAGGAGTAAATCCTGATGGGGATTTTGGACCTAATACATTAAAGAAAGCTGCTGAGTTTTACAAGTTAAATCCAGAGCGTGCAGCGCATTTCTTCGCTCAACTTTCACACGAGACTGCTGAGTTTAAATTTCTTACTGAAAACTTAAACTACTCAGCTGAAGGACTTAAGAAAACATTCCCTAAGTATTTCCCTACAAGTATAATAGCTAATGCTTACGCACGTAAGCCAGAGAAGATTGCTAGTAGAGCTTACGCTAATAGAATGGGCAATGGAGATGAAGCATCAAAAGATGGATGGAAGTTTAGAGGACGCGGTGCTATTCAGTTGACTGGTAAATCTAACTACCAAAACTTTGCTAACCACATCAAGAACGAAGAGATTATGACTAACCCAGATTTAGTAGCTACAGATTACGCTTTTGAATCTGCGTTATTTTTCTTCGATAGAAATAAGCTATGGGATATTTGCGACAAAGGAGTAAATGATGCTACGATACTTTCATTAACTAAAAGAATAAATGGAGGAACAAACGGTTTGTCACATAGATCTGAATTAACTAAAAAATATTACGGATGGCTAAAGTAAAAGAAACTGGCTCAGCAAAGAGTGCAGTAAAAGTAAGCAGACCTTGCATTCACGGCAAGACAAAACAAAGTAAACTTAAAAGCAGCAAGCTATATACTAAAAAATACAGAGGTCAAGGTAAGTAATTAAAAATAATTATCTTTGTACAATGGGAGAAGCTGTTAAGGTTATTATACTTGGTACTGAAGGAGAGTTCATTATAGAACTTCCAGCAGGAGTAAAGTGCGATACTATAATAGATTTCTTGAAAAACTTTTAAAAACGATAAAAATGAGTTACAAAATTTACAAAACAGGAGCGTTTGTTATTGTTGAAGATTCAACTAGTAATCTTACTAGTGAATTCAACTCACAAACTGTTCAGATTGAGAAACTAAGAACAGCAGTTACATCTTACGACTTTTTAGTTAATGGACAGCCTGTTTTTACAAGCATGTTCCTAACTGAAATCACAGATGGTTCAGGAAATGCTTACACATCAAATTCCTTTGATACATTTAGATTTACACAAGTAGGTAAGCAAAATGTTGATGGAGTTGGTACACAAGGACCTACAGGCGCTACAGGTGCTCAAGGACCTACAGGACCAGCAGGAGCTACAGGTGCACCAGGACCAGTAGGACCAGCAGGATTGAATTGGCAAGGTGCATGGGTATCAGGTACCTCTTACGTTGCTGACGATGCAGTTGGATACGGTGGAGCTTCTTATTTCTGTATTAACGCTACATCAGGAACAACTACCCCAAATTTAGATACTGCAAACTGGGCTTTATTAGCTTCTCAAGGAGCGGTAGGACCTCAAGGACCTCAAGGTATTCAAGGTGTTCAAGGTATTGCAGGGGCTACAGGACCAGCAGGACCTACAGGACCCACAGGACCTACAGGACCTCAAGGACCTCAAGGAACAGCAGGATCAAACACATTGACATTGGCTCAAGTATTGACTAATGGAAAAGATACATCTACATTAAACTACAACAACTACCAAGGTAATAACGCTGGTATTAATGCGAGTGGAAATAATAACCATGCATTTGGTACAGCTACTTTAGCTAGTAATCCAGGGTCTTTTAACGTTGCAATCGGAAATGGTGCTTCATCTAGTAATGGTATAATTTCATCTTCTTATTCAGTAGCATTAGGTTTTACTGCATTATCTGGAAATACAAAATCATACGGTATTGGTGTCGGATACCAAGCAGGGAAAAATAACACTGGAGATCAGCTAATTGCTATTGGTAATTCAGCTGGATTTGGTGCTGCTGGGGCTTACAACATCGGCATTGGTATTAACAGTGCTGAATCAGCATTTAGTTCTTATGGTGCTTATGTAGGATTCGAGTCTGGAAGTTACGCTGCTGGAAACTACAACACTGGGGTAGGTTACCAAGCATTTAACTCTGCTTCTGGAAATAATTCAGTTGCTGTAGGACCTAAGTCGCTTCAAAGCAATACTGGAAGCAACGTTGTGGGTGTCGGATATCAAGCTGGTAGAAATAATGGAGGTGTAGCAGTTGTAGCTATCGGTTCAGATGCTTTAGGTCAAAATACTGGAACATATTCAATCGGTATTGGATTTGAAGCTGGATATAACAACACAGGAAACAATGTTATTGCTCTAGGTTATCAAGCTGGGGTGTCTAACTTGCTAAATGGAGTAACTATGATTTCAAACGCTTGTATTCCAACTTTCGCTAACCACACTGCAGCAGCATCATTCTTTTCTTCCGCTGCACCAGGAAACACTTATATATACCATAATCAAGCTACAAACTCAATTGGAGCTGTAAGATCATAACTATGAAGTTAGACGCGTATAATATATTACAATACCAAATAGGAGATTATGTGTTCGGTTATAGACCGAACACACCTCCTGGTAGTGTATTTAATTTGAATGACACTTTTGCTAAAGTTATTTCAAAAGCAAACTTGTCTACTGGCACATCTAGTTTGACTCCTGTTATTTTGGATTCTTTATTGATTCCAGCTAACACAGTTAAAACAGGTGATGTAATTGAGCTAAGAGGTATTTTTGAAAAGATAGGAGGCTTAGGCGGAGCAACTTACGGCATAAGTTTAAACACAACTAATGCTTCAGTTGGAACAGCTGTAGGTACACTAACAACAGGTACTACGCAATTATTTGTAAACAAATTTATGCACCTATGCGTTACTCCATCTGGTACTTACGTATTAAATCCAGCTACATCAATGTTAAATGATGAAGTTGTATCTCCATCAATCGCACCAGTAGCGCTTACGATAAATTGGTCTGTGAATCAGTACATAATCTTAACAGGTCAAGTAATAAATGCAGGAGACTCAGTAAGAAGTTTAGGAATTAAGGCGGTTATTTAATCGCCTTTTTTCTTATATTTGCAAAACTAAATTAAATAAAATGGAAAAATTAACACAAGACAGTCTCGATAAATTGAGAGCTGCACATTCAAGTTACCAGAATTTACGTTCTGAAATGGCTGACATCTCGTTACACGAAATGATGGTAGCTGAACGTAAACAAGAAGTTAAAGAAGCTATTAATGCTGCTAAGGCAGAGTTGATTGCAATCGAGTCTCAACTTAAAGATGAGTATTCAGCCAAAGCAATTAACTTAGTTACAGGCGAAGTTGAAAAATGAGTTTAATCCGTAAAATATCAGTTGGTCCAGATTACAAGAATGCAATGCATTTTATTGTAGGTCAAGATGTTTTAGGTAATTCTCATAGAATATCTTCAATCACAATTAATGACAATGGAGATTATTTAATCCACATTAAGAATGATTTAGAAGAGGTGGTATTGTGGAAGACATTCACATTTACCGTTCCAATTTCAGTAGAGCATAACATAGACTTTTAACATGAAATCAATATTTCACTTTTTAGTACAACCTAAAGGTGGAAAGCGATACGACAACGTAAAGGACTTAGGTGAAGGCAAGAAACTTATAACAAGTACTTCACAGGAGGATCATAAGGCTACCAATAGGTATGCTACTGTTATTGCGCTTCCACATAATTACGACGGAGAAATTTCTGTTGGTGACGAGGTTATCGTGCACCATAATATATTCAGAAAGTATTCAGATATGAAGGGTCGTGAAAAAAGTGGGAGCGCTCATGTTTTCGAAAATTACTATGTTGTGGATGATATGGAATTGTTTCTGTATCGTAATCCAAACGGAGAATGGAAAGCTCCATCACCTTACATGTTTGTGTCACCTTTACCTAGCGACGATATGGGCTCATTTAAGAAGCTCTACGGGACTATCGAGTACAGTTCCGACCCTAACATCAATTCAGGTGAAATCGTTTCATTTCAGCCAGACTCTGAGTATGAGTTTAAGATTGACAATAAGTTAATGTACAGAATGTATAAAAGAAACTTGGTATGGAAGAATCAATAATTGACAAAAAGAAAAGAATCTGTAAGGCAGGTAGAAAAGCAGTTGATGAGTTGATCAAGATTGCTGAAGAACCGTTGATTCATAGCAGATTAAATGCAGACAATTCCACTGAAGATGGGTTAGCTGCTGATAAATTAACTAGAGCTGCTCAATCTAAGAAGCTAGCTATATTTGATGCGCTTGAGATATTAGCTCGCGTACAGCAAGAAGAGCTTGAGATTGAGGCAGCTGAGATGGGTGGGCAAGTTGTTGCTCCATCTAGTTTTGCAGAACGAAGAGCAAAGTAATATGTCGTTATACGAACTAGCACCGAACTACGTAGATAAAGTTTCTAAAGCCAACAAGAATAGAGGCAAGAAATGGAAGTATGGCTACAACGAAGAGCTTGATTTAATTATCATCTCTAAGGACGGCACAATAGGTGATGTTTACTATATCAATGGACTTTACATAGCTCTTCCTGCTACTCCAGATAAAGCTGATGACTACGGTAACAAATGGAAGCCTACTCCAATACCACAAGAGCTTTCACGTATCAAGACTATATTCGATTGGAATAGAAAGGACAATCCGTTCAAGATGAAGTATGTTGACTACATCGAGAAGGAGTTTGATAAACGTGAGAACGGTCATTGGTTCGTTAACAAAGGAAAGAAAACATACATCACGGGAAGTCACTATATGTACCTTAATTGGTCTAAGATTGACGTTGGTCTACCTGATTTCCGTGAGTCAAATAGAATTTATTTTATTTATTGGGAAGCATGTAAGGCTGACAACAGATGCTTTGGTATGATCTACCTAAAGAACAGACGTTCAGGATTTTCATTTATGTCAGCTTCAGAAACATCTAACATAGGAACTATTTCTAAAGATGCTCGCCTTGGTATATGTTCTAAGACAGGGGGTGACGCGAAGAAAATGTTTACAGATAAGGTTGTTCCAATTGTAAAGAACTACCCGTTCTTCTTCAAGCCAGTGCAGGATGGTATGGATAATCCAAAGACTGAGTTAGCGTTTAGGCTTCCTGCATCTAGGATTACAAAGAAAAACATGTACGAAGAGTCTGAAGTCGAAGAGATTGAAGGACTTGACACAACAATTGACTGGAAAAACACAGACGAAAATGCCTATGATGGTGAAAAGTTACTGTTCCTAGTTGAGGATGAGGCTGCCAAGTTAGAGCGACCAAACAATATTTTAAATGGATGGCGTGTACGTAAAACGTGTTTACGTTTAGGTTCGCGTATCACAGGTAAATGCATGATGGGATCTACCGCAAATGCATTACTAAAAGGAGGACAAAATTACAAAGATTTATATTATGATTCGGACCCTAAGAAAAGGAACAAGAATGGTCAAACGAAGAGTGGATTATACTCTTTATTCATCCCGATGGATTACAATTTTGAGGGATATATTGATGAATTCGGGCACGCTGTTATAGACGACCCAAAAGTTCCTGTGAAAGGTGCTGACGGTGAGACGATTACACAAGGAGTTGTTTCGTATTGGAATAACGAAGTTGAGTCACTTAAGTCTGATCCTGACGCATTGAATGAATGGTACAGACAGTTCCCTAGAACTGAGTCGCATGCATTTAGAGATGAATCTAAGTCAAGTATATTCAACTTAACAAAAATATACCAACAAATAGACTACAACGAATCTTTGATTAGAGACAGAGTAGTTGTACGCGGTTCGTTTCATTGGCGCGATGGTAAGTTAGATAGCGAAGTTGTATGGACTCCAGATGTGCGAGGAAGATTCGCTGTAACTTGGATACCTGAGAAAGCGATGCAAAATAACGTAATCAAACGTAACGGAGGATTTTATCCTGGTAATGAGCACATCGGTGCATTCGGGTGTGACCCATACGATATATCAGGTACTGTTGATGGGCGCGCGTCTAACGGAGCACTACATGGCAAGACTGGGTTTACTCTTGACAACGCACCAAGCAACTTCTTTTTCTTAGAGTACATAGCTCGTCCACAGACAGCTGAGATATTCTTTGAGGAGGTACTAATGGCTTGTGTATTCTATGGTATGCCAATTTTAATTGAGAACAATAAGCAGCGTTTATTATATCACTTCAAGAACCGTGGATACAGAAATTTCTCGATCAACCGTCCAGATAAGAAAATTCATATGCTATCTAAAACTGAGAAGGAATTAGGTGGTATACCTAACAGTTCGGAAGACGTTAAGCAGGCTCACGCGAGTGGTATCGAGACTTATATTGAGAAGTATGTTGGTATAGATGCAGAGGGTACATATCGCGACCCAGAGGACATGGGGCAGATGTACTTCGCGCGTACTTTAGAGGATTGGGCTAGATTCGATATCAACAATAGAACTAAGCATGATGCCTCGATTAGTAGCGGTCTAGCAATTATGGCTACAAATAGACACGCATTTGTTTCAAAAGTAGAGAAACCGAAGCTGACTGTTAGACTCCCAAGATATGACAATTCGGGTACTACGAGTAAAATTGTCAGAAATTAATCGTAATTTTGAAAATTGAAAGATTTTATAATGGCTTACGTTTATCGACATATTAGAAATGACTTGAATATTCCCTTTTATATAGGGATAGGAAGTGATTCTAACTACAAGAGATCGAAAGATAAAGCTAATAGAAATCTGCATTGGAATAACATAGTATCTAAACATGGATATAGAGTTGATATAATGATTGACGATATATCTTTTGATGATGCCAAGCAAAAGGAGATAGAATTTATTGAGTTATACGGAAGAAGAGATACTAATTCTGGAATGTTATGCAATAAAACTGATGGGGGTGATGGATGTTTTGGATTAGTACACACGGATGAATCTAAATTAAAAATGTCTATACCTAATAGAGGTAAAAAAATATCTGAAGAACATAAGAGAATTATCTCTGAGTTTCACACAGGAAAATCTGTCTCAAAAGAAACTAGATTAAAAATGTCTGAATCAATAAAGGAAGCATTTAAGAAAAAGCCAAGGGGACCGATAACAGAATCACATAAGAAAACATTATCACTTAATTCAACAGGAGAAAAAAATAAGGCGAGTGTATTGAAAAATGATGATGTAACTGAAATAAGAAATATGTACTCTAATGGATTATCAAGCAGAAAAATTTCAAAAATATACAATGTATCTAAAACAACGATATTAAACATAGTTAGTTATAAAATTTGGAAACACATATAATAAATGATTGATTTTAACACAAGTATAGTTAATGCTTCTTTCCCATCTGAGTTAATTCCAGATAGCATTAAAGAATCCATGGATTATGGACGCCAGGTAGGTAATGCTATTTCGATGGAATGGTTTGAGCGAAGAGGCGGTAGTTGTCGATTTTATGACCAATGGGCTGAGTTCCATAAGAGGAGATTATATGCTCGTGCGGAGCAGCCTATATCTAAGTATAAGAATGAGATGTCAACAGACGGTGACTTGTCTCACTTAAACTTAGACTTTACTCCAGTTCCAATTATACCTAAATTCGTAGATATCGTTGTTAACGGAATGAGAGACAGAGAGATGTCAATCAAAGCGTTTTCACAAGATGTTATTTCAGCAGAGAAGAGAAACGAGTTTCAAGATATGATTGAAGCTGATATGATTGCTAAAGATTTCTTGAATCAAACAAAAGAACAGTTCGGTATTGACGCATTTAATGTTGATCCTGAGAAGTTGCCAGAGGATGATGACGAGTTATCTTTATACATGCAGTTAAACTACAAGCCTGCTATCGAGATTGCTGAGGAGGTTGCTATTGATACAATTATGCTTGAAAACAAGTATGATGAAATTAGAGACCGAATTAACTACGATATCACTGTACTTGGTATTGGTGTTGGTAAGCATGAGTTTTTAAAGGGAGACGGAGTAAGATTACGTTACGTTGACCCAGCTAACATTGTTTACAGCTACACTGAAGATCCTTACTTTGATGATTGTTTCTATTGG